GCGTTGACGGCCCTGTCTGGGTGGACGGCGTGGGCGTCTTGGAGAGCAAGCTGACTAGCAGCAAGCCAGAAGACCGCCCAGCGCCTCACAGGGGGCCGCTACAGTTGCAGGGGCAATTGATGGCCACCAAACTAACGTGGGGCGCTGTATGCGTCTTATACGGCGGTGTGGAGCTACGCATCTTCTTGTATCAAGCCAACGCCGCAACTCAATCGCGCATCACGGATGAAATCGAGGAGTTTGAGCGACGCAAGTTTGACGTTGACTGGTATCCGATACAGTCCAGCGCTGACGGCAATACAGCGTACCCGCGTGTCGATGACGGCGCGCCGCCAATCACGTTTGATGGCGAAGACAACGACTGGCTGGCTCAGTTGGTTAACGCCAAGGACGCCAAGAAGGCTGCTGAGGGCGACATTGATGAGGCTGAGGCTATGCTGAAAGAGCGTATGGGCAGCCACGATGAGGCGACAGGGGTGGTCGGCAATCGCTCTTACTATGTCAAATGGCCAATGCGTAATTTTAAGGCACAACCGGCCAAGACGACACCGGCCAAGCCCGCACGGATTGCGCGGCAAGGCACGCTGACGATAAAGGAGGCGCGTGATGATTGATGTGCCGCTGACAAAGAAACAGGCGGAGCTGCGGGTTCTGATTGACCGCATGACCCGCCGGTATGGCTACACGCCAACCATCAATGAGCTGTCGCAGAAGACCGGCAAGAGCTTCAGCCAAGTCCACCGGCTGATGACCGGCCTAGTCGAGCGCGGCGCGGCTGAGAAGGTGGCCGGAAAAGCCAGAGCGTTTAAACTTTTGTAGGAGGATGACATGCAAACAGAACACCTAAAGCCAGATGACCTAGTCAGCGTGACTGGCCCCAAGGGCAGGCTGGTGACAGCCCTAGTCAGGCGGGTCGAGCGCATCGACGATGAAAGTTACAATGTGGTTTTTGAGGATATGCAGACCGCCGACAGGTTTGACTATCAATATTTATATAAGTGAGGCAAGGGGGCGAAAGCCCCCTTATTTCGTTAGCCCCTTCATCTTCTCGAAGCTACGCATGCCGCCAAGACCCAACATGCCCATCAGCACGGTCAGCAGGCTAGACATATCAAATTGAGGCAGTTCAGGCAAAGCCACGCCAGCATAGGCGCTGGCAAAGATCACGAATGGCGCAAGCACGAAGTGCCAGCACAATGCGACGCCGCACGTCCAGCCAACGAAGGGACGCCACCCAGCCACGAAAATTGACCTGTGAGACGCCTCAGCCTTGTTGATCTCTAGTTGACCCTTAGCAAGCTCTTGCGCGTGTCTGTCGGCCATTGTGGCCAGTTCATGCGCCAGCTTATTCTTCTGGTCTTTGTCCTCAACGAACTTATCTAGTAAGCCGGTGACAGGTGCTATGAGTGATTCAATCATTTTATGCTCGCATCGTTCAGTAACAATAGTTCAAGACGCTGAATAGCCATCTTCATATCCTGTATGGCTTGTTTGTCAGCGTGGCTGACTTCCATATTCGATACAATAATCGACAGGTCATATGTCGTTTTTAGATTCCAACCAGCTAGGGTGATTATAACAGCCATTAAGCCAGTGATGACTTGCTTTTCCATTACTTGCCCTCGTTGCTCATCCAGATGCCAAAGGCACCAGTGGCTGCCCCGACTATCGTTGAAACAAACGCGGTCTGCTGCGTTGTGGCTGAGGCACCAAGCCCCATAAACCAGTCGCACACATTCCACGCCATCACGGTAAACGCCAGCATCATAAAGCGCGGGATGATCTTGTATTCGGTAATAGCCTTAGCCATCTGCCAGCGCCCTAAAGCGTGCCGTGAGCCTCTTGGCTCTGTTAGGCACCTGATCAAACCAGCGGCTGTCTTCTGCCTCTGCGGCGACTGTCAGCCACGCCTTCGGGTCTTCCATAGCCTCAGCCACGGCAGCCCACATCTTCTTGAATTTCGAGTGGCGCGGGTAGCCTAGGTTAAACGTCATATTGCACAACGCCAACGCGCCGTCTGGGTAACGCAGGTCAAGCTCGTTGAAGTCAACGCCCACGTTGTCGCACAAGCGGCGGCAGTCCTCGATGGTGACGGCGATATCCAGATTAAAGGCCTTGCGCACGCGGTCTTCCGACACCTCAGTGCCGACAGGCAGGCCGTACTCTGGGTCATGCTCTTTAATCAAGTGACCAATTCCGAAGGTTGGGAGTTGTAAATGATCCAAATAAATCAGGTACTTACAGCCCTCATCTTCGGCCAATTCTTCTCTTAATGCGTCTTTATTCATCGCCTCATCTCCAAAACGTGATCGACCGCTTTATCCCAGCTATCAACTTCCGCAGCCTCAGTGAAGCGCGACGCTGGCAGGCGCATACTGTATTGCCGTATTGACGTAACCGGCATGAACAAGACCCTTCGGGAATTTGGGGAAACAAGGCAGAGAACATCGTAATCATCCTTTGTCGGCAAATGTTTGTTCTTGCAGCCGTGGCCAAGTTGGAAATGGTGACGCGGAGATCGACCATCTTTATCGCCCAATAGACTCGCAGTCTTTGCCTGCACTCGAAGAAACTCTTGCCCATTCCAAGCCACCATATCTACCCGGTCTTGTTGCGCCATTGAGACGCGCCACCCTTGTGCAAGGATGGCGGCTGCCGCGATATACTCGCCAATCAGTCCGGTTGTTGTTTCGCTCAATTTTTAGACGCCAGCCATACAATCCAAAAGAATATTCCAAAAGATACAATGCCTAACGCACCAATAGCAATAGCCTCGATAATCTTCTGACGCATTTCTGCCTGCTTATAAATCATCTCTTGGCGTTCTTTTCGGATACGCCCTTCGAGCTGTATCAGGTCAGCCCACGCCTGTGGGCCGTAGGTCATTTGCAAATACTGTTTAAGCTCCGCACGTTGCGCCTCAAGCCGCTTCTTGGCGGCGTAGACTTGCAACGCCTGCTGTTGCACAGTGTCTGAGCCTTGCAGCTTCTTGAGCAGGGGCGGGTTCTTGGCCTGCTTTTCTGCCTGATCAATGTCAGACGCGGCCTTCATCCATCGAGACACGTCACCGATGCAGCTCTCCAAGTCACGGCCTGCCGATACCATTTGCTTAATCGTATTGAAAGCTGCCGTTGCCCCAGAGATTGCTGCACCTATCGTGATCGGGTCTATGACAACATTCCCTTCTTTAACAAGTCACAACGCCATTTAATCGGCATTAAATTGGCTATCTCGCCTATCGCTCTGGACATCTCCATAGCGCGGCTGCGGCACTCTCTTTCGGTGTAATAGGGGCCACGGACATCGTGGAACTCAACGCAGTCGGTAGGTGCGCCTATAACGCAGGCTAACACCACCGCTTTAAACATCACCGACCTAAGGCCTTGTCTAGCTTGTCCTCAACCCGGTGCAGCGCATCCATAACCTGCCGCATATCGTCACGCAGTTCTGTTCGCGTGGCGTATTCCTCGCGGGTACGGTTTAGCAGGATAGACAGCCTCTTTGTCTCATCAGACTGTGTCTTGATAATCCAAGCACCACCGGCCACCACTATGGCCAGCAGTGTGTCTATGAGGCTGGTCATTTCCATTATGTCGCATCCTTATGCGTAAGGGCTGTCACCACAAGAGGCAGGCCAAGCCGCCTTTAGCTCGGCAATGGTTGTCGCACTATCGCCAGCAGTCGGCGCGTCACGCAGTGCTTGCTTGTCAGCCACAATCTGTGTTGTGTCTGCGCTTGCTTCAAGTGCCTTCATATAGTCTGTGTCCAATGCTTCGAGCAAAGGCTTGCGAGCTTCACGAACTTTGTCAGCAAAGATTTCTTTTGACTTGGTTAAGTCTTCGCTAATCACGCTGCCGGTCAATGACCAAGCACCACGAAAGTCACGATTTGCTGGAACGGTAGCAGTTGAAGCGTCAATCTGATTACCGTCCTTGTCCACGATGTATGTTGTTACAGCCATTAGATTCTCCTATGCGGCTAATTCAAGTTCATCAGATATGCGCCAAGCGTTGCGCCATTCTCTTGTTTGCGGTAACTGCTCTTTCTTGCAGATAACCATAGTCGGGCGGTTGCCCTCATCCCAATTCTGCCAGACGCTTTGTGGGCAGTCCTTCATAATTAGGTATTCGATAGCTTGCTCTTCGGTCATAGCCTCAATAGGCTGTGTCTCGTGCAGAAGATAGCCACGAGTATGCTTCTTGAAGTCGGGCTGGGCCTCGTCCTTTGCCAGTTCCCAATAAACCCACACGGGTGGGAGTATGCCACCTTGTAGGGCTGCTGCCATCCAGTTGGGGTCAGGCACAAGTATCTTAGCGCACTCGTCAATGCTGTCCTCATAGACTACACGATAGTCTGACTGCACACCGTCTAGGTTTTCTTTAGCCCAGCATAGGCGGTCAAATAGGTGTGTGCCTTGAAACTCTGGTGTCTGCATTATGCTAGGTCTCCGTGTACTGCAATTCCACTAGAAACATCTGCCAACACATCTGCTTCATCATAAAACTTCAATTGAACTGTTGTTGTAGTTCTTGCAGCAATAGACCCATAGCGTTTTGCCCAGTTAGAAGGGGTAGCTGATGATTCAAAATTTGCAGAACTCATTGCAGACGTAAATGTGAAGGTGTAATCTCCCCCACCATTATCTAACCCACTTGATGTATTGAAACTGTCAGTTAATACAGCACTATTACTTGCTAAAACCCAAGCCTTCGCACTACCATTCACAACGTAACTTGTATCAAGTGAACCAGCGGTGCTGTGTTCGATTTGGTCTGCTATAATTTTTCCAGCCATTATGCGAGGTCTCCTGCTACGCCACATCCATCAATCAAGTGACTATCTGTAAAACTGCCATCAGATGCAGAGGTGCTACCGTACATTGCAGCATATTCTATTGAACTAGATGCTTGCGTATAAAAATGATGACTTGCACCACCTCTAAGACCGCCAGAATTTCCATCAGCAATCATACCATCTATGACAAAGAAGTTTGCGCTGTTCATATTATTGGTAAACGCTTGGTTTTTTCTTCCTGCAGAAACGTCTGTAATTGAACTGCAATTTAGGCTATCTTCTGCAACAGGCGTACCCCCACCAGAGTAATCTGCCCATACCTTAATCAACCCCTGCTGCAATTGCATAGTCGCCGCACCGCCTTCAGAGGTCACTGTGATATCACCAGCGGAGGTCTTGCCTTGCAACTCGTCACTCTTAAACAAGTCAGGACCAGTTACAGTCGTAGCAGTGGTCTTGCCTGTGAGGGTGTCTACTTTGATTTCGCTCATTATGCTAGGTCTCCAAACAAAATTATAGCAACTTCATCGTAGTCTGCGTTCACTGCATTGGTTTGAATCGTAACGCATCTAATGTTTCCAGCGGCAGATGACTTCCAGTTAATCAATCCATTTTCTTTAGCAAAACCACTGTGAGCAAAATCAGCACTAGAAAAAGAATTTGTAAATGCCGTGGTTGCGTCCCCTGTACCATCGTCTGTAATTCCGCTGACACCGAAACTTACATCTATTGCAGTAGTCGTTGCTTGGTCATATTTAACCCACGCCTTCGCCGCACTCTGCTTAGTCAGCGTGACAGGACTTGTGCCATCGCTGCCTGTGATTGTGTCTGCTCTTAACTCGCTCATTATGCTATCACCAGATTACCGTTTACAGTTACGGTAACTCCTGTTGCTACTATTAAGGGGCCAGCACAGAGGCCGTTAGTATTAACCGCCACAGTGATGTCGGTGTCTAACTGCTCCTCGTGTACGCGAATGATGTCAGCCAGTCCACCGCCGCTGTCACCCAAGAATGACCCGCCGCCACCAGCACCCCAGCTTAACGTGCCGGAGCCGTCCGTAATCATAGTCTGACCGTTAGTTCCGTCACCGTCAGGCAGCGTGAAAGTCACAGTCGTTGTGACAGACGCAGGGGCTTGGAACTTGAGGCTGTTGGTGTCGGTGTCGTCTTGCAGCTTTAGAACGTCAATGCCGCTTGTGCCAGCAGATAGGTCAGCTAGATGGGCCATCTGTGTTCTCAGCGCATTATTGACATCACTAGGCACCATAGTACCTTCGCCAAGGTCTATCGAGTCGATGTCCGTGTTGCTTGATGCGGCTGCATCATATTCGCTGATCTTGGTCTTAGCCATTTCTTTCTCCTAAAGGCGACAGCCTTATTTATAACACCTATTCTATTCTTCCGCTAGTAGACCGCCTGCCATACCGGGAATTGCTGGTGCTGACGCTAAAGCCCTAGACAGATAGCCGGGTGTAGAAAGTATTTCTCTAGCCGCAGCCGCACCACTTGGCCCTGTTCTGTATATAGATGCTAGGCCAGCAAGGGCAGGAACAGACTGTGTACCAGCAGCAACAAGACCACCGCCAGTAAGCAACTTAGGCATCGTCAATAGACCTGCTGTTCCTTCTTGTGGTGGAACTGAGCCTATAAGACGCTGACCAGCAGTTTGCGCTCCTCTATACATAGGCGAACTCATATACCCCGGCATCTTTGATTCTAACGCGGCTGTTGCCTGCTCTGGAGTAAACGCGCCTCTAGCACGACCCTTTTTAGCAGCAGCCTTCATAGCAAACATATTTCTGTAGGCTTTTCTTGCATTAATTAGGTCTTTATTTCCACGGTTTTGTGCAACAAGTATATCTTCTAGCTGCTCCTTAACCCTGCGTAGAACTTGCTTTACCTCGTTAGAATACTCAGCTTTCTTATATGATTTACCTAGCTCTCGTAAGGCTGCTTGAGCCTTTTGGCCTGTCATAGTGCCGTCTGAAATACGCTCAATGACTTCTGCATTTAAGACCTTGCGAAGAGCCTTTATATCTCTTGGCAACAACTCAACATCACCCAAAGACACCGGCCTTATAGCCTGCTGCATTAAATCTTCTACAGGCTTTGTGTTAGGCAAGTTAGCCTTCTTAACAGCCTCTCCGAATGTCTGAGATATTTTATCTTCAGCAAATTTAGCAGACTCAGCAACGTCAAGATTCTTAGGTATTTTTACACCGATCGGATTAACAGCTTCCTGTATAAAATTCTTGCTGAATCCTTCAAACGCCTTTCTTTGCGCTCTAGGAATACCAGCAATATCCCCAATCAATGTCTTACCCAAAAGGTTTTCCGCGTAAGCTACAGGCCCGCCAAGCTGCTGCCCAAAAGTCAATGGTACGCCTTCATCAATCAAATCAAGAGCCTCTTTAGTCTTTGACGATGGCATTAAACGTCCAGTCGGCAATAACTGCCCAGCAGTGCCTAACCCTAATCCTAAGAGGCCACTAACAGTTGCCGCTTCACCCCTCTCCTTTAGGCCACCCTCAGCACTCATACCGCCAGCAATAGCCCCCTCAGTGCCAGCCAAAAGTGCCTGTGATAAACGAGGGGCAGCCTGCCCAGCTTTTGTCGCGGCAAGTCTCAACCCAGAGGCAATGCCTGTAGGTAGTGAACCAGCAATCTCTGACGCAATAGCTGTCTTAGGGTATTCTTTCTGAAACTGCTTTCTTTGGCCTCTGAACTTTGCCATAGTTTCTTGTGCGGCTGGCATAAAATCGCCGCCTGTTGCTACTGACTGCAACCCACGCAATCCACCTAGTATCTCATCAATACTACCGAATGTAAGACCAGAGATTGCCTCACGAGCAATTCCGGGCGCGACTTTCTGTGCGGCGGCAGTCTGTTCTGCTGGAACAGCTAGACCTAACTCTGCCATACGCTGACGAGCTATAGATGCAGGTGTAGGCGCATCAGTTTCAGCATCAGCCGCAACGTAATCAATGCCGGGGGCAGGTGTAACAGACCTTTTCTTGTCTAAAAGACGCTTCCTAGCTTTTGCTAAAGCAAGAACTCTTTGCTGTTCTTTTGTCATTGCCACAACGCCTTTTCATCCGGCAGCATAATATCCCACACATCTTGGTCAACGCCTGCTGGGGCTTTAGTTGTTTCAACATTTGCTAAATCATTTGAAGCAGTTTCATCAGTTTCTTTTTTACCACCTTGCTTAAACTTAGTTCTTGCCGATTGTTTCACCACTTTTTCAGAAAGAAGTGATTCATCAAATTCTGGCATTTCTATTTCTTGATACCCTTGCATATCATACACAGGATGTCTTACTTGACGGTTGTATTGACGTATCTGACGATTTAAGTTTTTATATTTTTTCTTAAACATCCTTGTCATTGCGTCTTTTACAACAGCAGGTTGTTGCAGGGCATTGACATCCCCACCTAAACTCCAGAGAATCCTAATAGCGTCTTGCTCAGTCATCACCCCGCCGCCGACAGTTTCAAGCCTAAACTGACCGATAAGGCTTTGTAGCTTTCCTCTTGCAAGCAGTGAGTTTAACTGACCCTCAGTTAAATCAGTAAATTTTTTACCTTCAATATCTGCGTTCACCAAATCAGAAAATAAAGTCTTTGTGTCAGCAACAAAGTTGTTATAAAGGCGGTTCAATCCTACAGGAGCCTTGTCTATTGACTCAAGATAACTTGTAAGACCATTCATACTAGCTACGCTTAGGTCTATTTCTTGCTCTAAATTGTCTAGCTTTGTTGCGCTGTATATTACCTTTGATTCTTGCCCTACTGAAATGACATTAGAGCCTCTTGGCATAGGCACAAGCTCTTCTCCATCGGCTCCTGTTACTGAAAGCATAGTTTGACCTGTACTTGTATCGAAAACCGCTGCCCCAAGCTCAACCCCATCTTTGTCAACTACTGTGCCTTTAGCTTGAAAATTTCCTTTAGTAGAACCTTCTAATCCAGCTTTAAGAGCTGCTTTTGCCTCTGGGCTTGTAAGGTCTCCAAACGTAGCTTCTACATTTTGCATTAGAGATGTTGGCGCAACATCTTTAATACTAGAATATGGGTCGCCATAAGGTGCTAAACCATAATCGTCTGATTTAGGGGATTCTGGATCAAGAATAAAATCTTGTTTTTCGCCACTGGCCAATGTTCTAGTTATAATTGTTGGTTTTTTAGGAGCGCGGGTGGCAGCTATGTCAGCAAGAGTCTTTAATTTATTTAATTTATCAAGCTCTGCCTGCCGTTCAGCAGCCGCTTTCTTCTCAGCAATAGCAGCCTTCCGTTCTTCAGCCGTACCATACGCCTCACGAGCCTTGCCTAAAGACGCACCAAGGATTTGCCCAAAGGTCATAGGCTTGTCCTGCCAGCCGCCTAGCTGTGACATAGTTTGCCCAAAAGCACCTAACGCAGCAGAACCCGGTGTGCCTCGTCCGGGCAGCATAGAACCAAGCCCAGAAGCCGCTGTGGTGGGCGTTACAAGCCTTGGCTGCGGTATACCCATACTTGGCTTTTGTGACGCTCCTAGAGCCATTAAGGCACGTTGACGAGCGTTCTCTACTACAGAGCCGGGCTGTTGCTGTAATGTTTGCTGTGGGGCTGGGCCAGTTCTGCCAGCAGCGTCCAAGAAAGCAGAAACGGCAGGTCTACGAGTAGCACCTTGTACAGCCATTTGCCTTAGTTTTAGTAGGTCTGTAGTGTCCATCAAGCTCTCCTATGCGCCAAGTAGGCCAAAGTCTTTTGCTAGGCCAAGACCTTGCGTAGCCATACCAAGGAAGTCTGCTGTCGGGTTTCTAAACTGCGGCGTAATCTGCTCGCTGCCAACAGTACCACCGGCAACCGTAGCCATATAATCACGAAGCTTCTGCTGTTGACGGTTCTGCTCAAACTGGAACCGTTCGATATCTGCTGCAAGCTCTGCCTGTGACTGAGCCTCTCTTGCACCGCCAACTTGCGCTAGGCTCATTAGATCAGCCATACCGAACTCACGAGCTTGTGGAGCTTGTGCAATCGCTTGTTGCTGCGCCTGATAAGCAAACGGTGCCAATGCTTGACCCAACGCTGCCTGCTGGTAACCAGAGCCGTACCGGCCAGCTTTAGCGGCCTCTGCTTGCACCTGCTCTACAACAGGACGGAATGCAGCAGATTGTAGCGGGTTAGTACCCATTAGGTTCTGCATCACAACGTCTTGTGTGGCTTTGATAAAGGGGCTACCAGTGATAGCTTGCTGACGAATGCCGGACAAAGCCATCTCAGACTCTGGCGAAAACCCTACGGTTGTCTGACCGGGGTAATACTGAGGCTGTGCAGAGCCGTATAAGTCCTTTGCTTCGGAAAGACCGTACTCAAGGAATGGCTTTGCATACGCTGGTGGGTTGACCATCGTATTGATTGTTCTTGTGCTACCGCCGCCGCCTTTACTCATCTCATATTTCCTTTATCAGTACAGTTGACGCTGCTGTGTAATCCTT